TGCCTTGGAAAGGGCTGTAGAAAAAGTAAACTAGACCTTTTATAGCCATTTTCAGTTGTCAAAGTACAGGTTTAATTTTTCATTTTAGGATCACCTCCACCGCATTCTAAACTATGTATTGTCCAATAAAAAGGACTATTTTCTTTTGGATTTGACAAATTCTGCAAATGCTTTGATTTCATCGAGTTCCTCTGGTGTGTATTCATCACCGTCAAAATGTGCAGCAATGGTAGTAGGTTTTTCTATTTGTTCATCAGAAAATAAATAAGAAGTTGTTGTATCTAATGCTTTTGCGAATGAGGATATTTTACTTTGTGGTAAATCTACTTTACCAGCTTCAACTTTTGCAATAGCCGTTTTATCTTTGTATCCAACTTTTTCTGCTAGTTCAGACTGAGACATTTTTTTTGATTCACGAAGCCCTTTTATCCGTAAACCCATACTTTCTTGGGTATTCATGCTGTCCACCTGCCTTTCTTATATAGAATAATAGCACGAAAATGAATTTTATTCAACATTTTTATAAAAAATAGTTGACATAGATTCAACTGTAGAGTATTATGATAACAGGGTTGAATATAAATCAACCAGAAAGGAGATGAAAACTTGACAGATACAGAAAAACTGAATGATGCTATTTCAGAATCTGGGATCAAAATTACAGCAATTGCCAATAAACTTGGTATTTCAAGGGAGGGTTTTTACAAAAAACTTAATAATGAAACAGAGTTTAAGGCATCGGAGATATCTGCAATGCAGAAGATTCTAGGTTTAACAAATAGGAAGAGAGATGAGATTTTTTTTGCTCAAAAGGTTGAATTAAAATCAACCTAATTACAACAGAAAGGAGAGTGAGAACGTGAAGATCATCAAAAAAGTTATAGAGTCTTTTATCAAGTGGTTTGATAATATTCCAACTTGGTTCTTATCATATCTATCCTTAGTAGTTTCTATGATTGCATTTGTAGTGGCTATATTATTGAAAAAATAAATGCCAGAAAACTAATAAGCAAGGAGATGATAGATATTACACGAGAGAAAATAGCATCTTTTTTAGCATCAATAGCGTTTTGGTGTGCGATGTTGACTTGTTCAGTTAATAGGTCAACATGCTCTTTTAAAGAATTTGCTTGATCTTTTGTATGGTTAGAAATATCTTCTAATGCTGCTATCTGGCGGCGCAAAGACGCGCTATTTTCTTCGGCAAGTAAGTCGAGATGCTGATTTATTTTTACGGATTCATCCATACAAGAGTCCATGATTAGGTTATGTAAGCTGTTATCCATACTAAGCCTCCAAAGATTTGATAAAGGAATTATATCATGTCGGTTGGGAAAAGTGAACAGCAGCAACGAGAAGAATAAGGATGCGAACAAATTGCATAAGAAGGGAGAGTGAGAAAATGCCAATCATAAGGAAGGAATCATTTGATGATATGTCAAAACGTTTCACGCAAGATCAGACATTGTTTATTACAAATGAAGCACTTCGGATTTTTTATGAAACATGCGATGCAAGAGTTAGATTGGACGCATTAAAAATATTAGCGGCACAGCATTAACCATGCCGCATGCAATTATTTGATTGTAACTGTACCAGAATCCTGGGAGTAGGATACTTGGGCATTTGTTACGGAAAGCTGGTCATATAATTGTTTTGCATTTTCAACAACTTCTTGCTCTTTTAATTTTGTGTAACTGTTGCAATATATAGTGCCAACAGATGTAAGAGCAACAATGTGAATTGCCAACGTATTATTGGGTGGTGTATTGAAACCAGCGTATGCACCAGAGAAACATTCTGTAGAGTTTCCATAAAGGTGGACGGAAACCCCAGAATTTTTCAAATCAGTGATGATAGCGTGAAATTTGCAAATATCATCAGTATAAATCATATAAGATTCTCCTTTCGTTTGTATTTCAGCATAATGCTGATAAAGCAATTATAGAAGAGGGAGAAGAAAAAGACAAGTCAGAGGGGAGATGAGAGAGTGTGGATTTCAAGAAAAAGATGGAAGGTGCTTGAAAAAAGAATTGCTGACCTTGAAAAGCAAGCTCAAAGCCAGCAGAAATGTATTATACATCCTTCAATAATTGCTGACTGTTTGAGTCAGAGGGTTCAAGAACGCATGTCAGCAATAAGACGAATGCATATGAAGGAGACATACACAGACGAACAGAAATCGCCATCAACGAATGAGGTCCAGTTAGCTATGGATTGCACAACACAGCACATTAGAGAGTTTTTGGCACAATCGACAAACGGAGAGATCGCGGATCTGGGAAAAGTGTGCGGGAGTAACTGTAAGATATGGGAAGCAGGAAGATGTAAAGATTTTGACTGGCTCAAAAACCTTGATCCGATCATAAGCCAGTCAAGCGTAAAAATATCGGTGTGCAATGCAGGGGACACTAATCGTGGATAGCAACAGGAAGACTGTTATACGCGGAACATCCACCATATTGATCTTTTAAATCAGGTGGACATTCATCACACATGGGACATTCATACGACATTTTCTTGTGGTTTTTCTGTAGAGTTCCCATAACAGGTACATAACAATAGTCGACCGATATCTGTTGGGATCGTTTGGTGTAAGGACAATTTACATCAATTATTTTGATCATCTGGAATAGGTCCTTTCATAATACTCGGACGCGGCAACGTCCTGTAAGGAGATTATATCACAAATGGAAGATTCAGAAAATTAAGAACCGCGTACAGGCACAGTTAATAACCTATTAACAGGAGGTGGGCTTATGGCAAGATATCCAAAGAAAGCTACATACAGAACCTTTGTGATCGATTCTAAAACCGGTGAATGGAAACAAATTGATCCCAAGGATATACCTCAGAACAAAATTGATGAGTTGTGTGACAAGTTTGCGCTTGGCGCAGGTTATAAGCGTGTAGAGTAGCCACTGCGGTGGCTGTGCGGACAAGCTATAAAGGAGAAAACATGAAACAAAGAGCTTTTGAAATAGGAGTCGCAATTATGATGTTTGGTGCAACTGCTATGGACTCGGAAGGAATCGGATGGATTATTGCGGCAGGTATGGTGGTTGCTGGTGGAGTGATTTCGTTTGCAGCGTATGCATCAGAGAGACTTGAAAAAGAACGCCGGGAAACCGAGCGTCGCGTACAGCAGCTACGGAAAGCCAGTTGAAAGGAGAAAAATGCACATCAGTGGAATAAAGCGTATGTATCCGCAATATCCGAATAAAGCTTCGAATCTCACGTACCCGCGAAAGGAAAAGAAAAATGATGGGGATTTCAAGGAAGTGTTGGATGTGGAAATAAAAAAGATGGAATCAGACAGCCGACCAAAGCAATGATTCCATCTCCAAAAATCATCTACGCAAGTGGCGTAGATCAATAATTCTCTTTTATTTTAGAGGATAAATGCCGGATGTGCAAGTGGAAAATATGAATTTAAGTCAAATTGAATCCCTTGTAAGTGCGTATTTGCACTGCAAGGACGCAGAAAAGATTCTGAACAATGCAGGATCATTTATTTACACTGAAGCAGCGTGTCCGCTTATGGACGAGCCGATGGAGCAGATCTATGCGGCACTGATAGACGGACAGGATGATGAGACAGCGGACTGGATCTATGACCTGCTGCAAAAAGGTGAAGCAAAGGCAATTTATGATCTGCTGCAGGAAGGAGCCGACAATGGAAACGATCCCGGATAATTATGATTTCTTCCGGATGCATGAGGATGAGCAGGACAAATTGCTGGAACAACGGCCGGTGTGCGTCTGCTGTGGGGATCATATTCAGGATGATTATTGTTATGACGTTGGCGGAGAAATCTACTGTGAAGATTGTATGGTTTCATGCTTCCGGAAGGTGGTGTGATGTATTACAGACCCTGCCCCTATTGTGGGGCACATCTTGATCCGGGTGAATCATGTGACTGCCTGGAAAAGAAAAAGGAGAACAATAAAAACATCCTTGCAGCATATAGAAGTGGCAGGGATGGACAGATGGAAATGAAGTTGGAGGATATGATGTATGGCACTTAAATCGTGGGAAGAAATGCGCAAAATTGACGTAACTCCATATTGCCAGGAACGGGATGGAATGACGTATCTCAATTGGGCGAAATGTATTGATCTGCTGCATGGGAATGGTGCAAAGAAAGTTTACTGGGTGCCGATTTCGGATGAGGGAACGGGAAGTTCTTTGCGCATGGTTTCAAAAGATTTCACAGATAGTAAAGGAAATACAAATCGATGTTATGAGACACGAATTAAAGTTGTAATTGATGAAAATGAGTATGAAATGCAGTCGCCGGTGATGAATGGCTCCAATCCGGTCAAGGATAATTCCATGAGCCAGCAGAGGGTATGGAACAGTATGTGCCGGTCCTTTGTAAAGTGTGTGGCAATTCATACGGGGCTTGGATTTAACCTGTGGCTCAAAGAAGAAATGCAGCCTTTTAACAACATCATTCCTCGTAATGAGGAGAAGCCGAGCCCGGCAAATATTAAGATACTGAAAGACCTGTGCATCAAACATAAGGTGAATCTTGAATACTGGATCACGAGCAACGGAAAGACTTGGGACAGTTTATCAGCAGAAGATGTTGGTACAATGCTGAACAGTCTGAAATCGAAGTATGGTGATGACTGATGTATACGATGGTAGATGTGAAGCAGTACCGGGAAAACAGTGATGGAACAGATCTTGTTGTTTCCGTTCCGGGAATGAAACTTGGTGGTCTGCTCCAGAGAAAGAAGATCAGGAATGCAGAGATCCGCTTTGATGATGGGCGGCATATCTCTGCGGAGCAGAGGAAGAAAGCATATGCAACGATCCGGGATATTGCAGACTGGACAGGCTATCCACCGGAAGAAATGAAGGAACGGATGAAGTATGAGCATATGATCCGTACAGGAGATCCTTATTTCAGCCTTTCTAACTGTTCGATGGATACCGCGAGGGAGTTTATCAATACGATCTTGGAATTTGCTTTAGAGTGGGGAATCCCACTTTCAGACAATGCGATTGACCGGACGGATGATATTGGGCGGTATCTGTATTACTGCCTAATGCATAAAAAGTGTGCCATCTGCGGCAAGGATGGGGAAATCCATCATGAAGATGCAATCGGTATGGGAAATAACCGCCGGAAGGTGGATGATTCGGGTTATAAGAAGATCTGCCTGTGCAGGGAGCACCATACGATTGCTCACCAGATGGGAGTGATCCGGTTCCGGCAGATGTATAAGGTGTATGGAATTGTTGTGAAGGCGGAATGAAAATGACATTTGAAAGGTGGCGAGAAGTGCTGATTCGGGAGGTGGAGTGATTGGATGGCAACTACATAAAGCTGAGCCGCGGGCTACTGGAATGGGAATGGTACACAGATATCAATACAACCCGGCTGTTTATCCATATGCTTCTGAAAGCCAACTGGAAGGATGGAAATTTCAAAGGGACAACGGTTCCACGTGGATCGTTTGTCTCATCCATCGGGAAGCTGTCGGGCGAAACAGGGCTTACGGAGCGCGAAATCCGCACCGCAATTTCACATCTGAAAAAGACAGGCGAAGTGACAAGCAAAACGACAAACAAATTTACTGTATTTACAGTGGTTAAGTACGATTTGTACCAGACAATCGACAAGCAAAATGACAGGCAACCGACAGGCAACCGACATTCTAACGACATTCAAACGACAACAATAGAAGAAAAGAAAGAAGGGAAGAAGGAAAGAAACACACCCCCTATATCCCCCGTGGAGCGGTTTGCAGATTTTGCCGCAGCCTATCCGAAAACCTGCACTGGTTATCTGGCAGAGACGGAATACTGCAATGCGGTTGATGCCGGAGTGTCGGAAGCTGGCCTGATTGCAGCGGCAGAGAATTATGCTATTGCCTGCCAGCGGAAAAAGACACCAGCCCGGTACATCAAGAACCCGGAGAACTTTTTGAAAGAAAACCTGTTTATGCAATACCTGGAAGGAGTGGATGATGGACCAGCAGATGAAAAACATGATCAACGAAATACTGGAGCGCGTGAAAAATCGCTCAACGAACTGCTTGAAGAACGCGGATGTTCCGGATGTTTCGAAGGGTTCTGATGTGTGCCCAGTCTGCAAGGGCAGCGAATGGATTCTGACCGAAAAGGACGGTATTGAAACAGCCGTGCCGTGTAAGTGCCGGGAGCGTGCGATCATGTTGCGGCGGCTGCGGTTTGCGGATATCCCGGAAGCATTCAGGGGAATGGAACTGAAAACATTTCGGATGGATGTGTACCGGGAGCGGGACAGCAGGAAGAAAGTGTCGGATGCCTGCCGGATCATAAAAGCGTACCTCGGGGATTTTGAGAACCAGAGGGAGCAGGGGATGGGACTGTTTATCTGGTCCCGGACAAAGGGCAGTGGGAAAACAAGGATTGCGGCAGGGATTGCAAACGAGCTGATGAAAAGCTACGCAGTCAAATTTGCGGTATCACTGACCATCCTGCAGGAAATCAAGAATACATGGCGGCGGGACGCGGAATACAGTGAGAGCCGTTTGCTGGATGCACTCTGCACCACAGATATCCTGGTCATTGATGATTTCGGAGTGGAACGGCCGGCAGACTGGATCAATGACAAGCTGTACCAGATCATCAATGAGCGTTATATAAACCGGAAAGTGACGATTTTCACAAGTAATGAATCTCTGGAAACGCTGCAGTATGATGACCGCATCACGAACCGGATCAAGGAGCGAACCTACCAGATCGCATTCCCGGAAGAAAGCGTGCGGGATCATATCGCAGAGCTGCATCAGGAGGACATGATCCGGAAGCTGATGGACGGTTGAAACACCAGCGAAAGCAAAAGAAACCATTGCAAGTGCGGAATTATAGTTATCACAAAAGCCATGTTCTTAACTTGCCGACACCGGGGCGGCAATCGCCCCATTACCAAAAGGGGTGAGAGAAATACATAAAAGCAATAATGACAAACGTCTGGAGCGTGAAAATATAAAGCTGATCGGGCAGATCCAAGGATACGAAGATTCCAGGCCGGAACATCGGGACCCGAAAGCATACAAGAAATTTAAGCGGCCAGCCACGTATTATGGCAGCGGAAGAATCTGTGATTACGGCAGCAAGGACAAACCTTGTGATCCGGGATGCAGATTCTGGAATACCTGCATTAAAGGGCGGCACAGAGAGGAGAAGTAATGCACGGAGTAAAGAGTTGTCCGGAGGCTCGCTTGAAGACAATTGGAGATAGAGTGTTTTGCGAAACATTCAAGTCCTTGCAGTTGTTGGGTTTTACAGTACTTTACTACGACTTCGGTATGGAAACAGATGCGCTTACAGATTTTAACAACCGGATGCATGAGAAGAACGCGGAATTGCTTGACAGTGCGGATCGCTATGATGCTGCTGTTGAGAAAATTGACAAGCGATGGAACTGCATCTTAAGCCGGAAGATTATGGAGTTTCCATACCGGCCAAGAGTAAAGATGATGGGCGGACTGCCAAAGGGAAAAGTTGGATTGCAGTCGTTCAATATGGCGAATATGCAATCATATAGCGCGATTGAATCATTCCTGGTACTGACCTTTTCAGTGCTTATGGAAAAGAATAAGCGCTTTGGAAAAACACAAATGGACTTGTTTTGGGCGAATCTTAAGGCAAATTCAGAGAATTACGCTAAGGGAATGACGGATCAGTTCATTGTTGAGTATTTTCAAGATCAGTTGAATTTGCAGTTGAATGGATAGGAGGAACAGCATGGAGAGACTAACGGAGAGAAATCAGTTGTGGATTGATGATGAAATGTGGGAAAGGGCATGTGAACCAGATTGTGAAGAAATAGATGCCGTATATCGGAAACTCAAAGACTATGAGGATGCCGAGGAGCAGGGATTACTTCTGCGGTTGCCGTGCAAGATTGGAGATACTTTGTACCGGGTAAATAAAGGAGCCAAAGAGCCAGTTATTATGATGCGCATTATACAGTTATATATCAAGCAGATCCATAAAGACAGGACTGTTATGAGAATTGATGCTATAAATGACGCTGATATGGGCGAGAGCTGTTATTTACCGTGCGACATTGGCGAAAGAATATTCTTAACCAGAGCGGAAGCCGAAGCCAAGCTGAAAGAAATGGAGAAAAAGGATGTTTAATGAAATTTTCAATGTGATGAAATGCTTTCCGAAGAGTTATATTACTCAACTTGGAGAACTTATTTTATCAGACAAAGGGAATGTATATTTTACAGCAAAAGACTGTAATACACAGAAAGATATTATCTGTAAACTTTTAGAGTGGTGTTCCAGACCGCTTGCAAAGGGAGAACCTTACCGCCAAGAGAAGAGAAATAAAGAATGGAGGGAATCACTTCTTTCTGGATACAATGAATATCTCGGAACACAATTCACGCAAGAGGATATGTACTGGATTTACGATAAACTCGGAAACGCAGTCAATCACGAATTGACGTTGAAATTTATTACAAGCGGATATGATTTGAAGCTTGTATATCCGGAGAAAAGAGAAAGTCATGGAGAATAGATATTTATACCGCGGCAAGCGGATCGACAATGGTGAATGGGTAGTTGGGCATTTTTATGAATTTATGGGTAAATCCTATATTTTTGAACCACCTTTTACAAGTAAAGCTCTTACTTATTAGGTAGAACCATCCACCATCTGCCGGTGCACTGGACTTAAGGACAAGAACAGCAAACTGATCTGGGAGAATGATATTTTGATGTGTCATGGAAACTCAGAAGACCTTGTGAAAGCCGTTTTTGGAGAATTTAATGTAATCAACGCAGAAACACTGGAAGTTATTGATCGTGTTATTGGTTGGCATTATGAGGTTGTTCCAACAGATGCGCTAAGCAAGTGTGAGCCGTTCTGCTTTCCAATGCCACTTACAGAGGAATATGTAAAGACATGCGAAATGAAAGTTGTTGACAATCCGGAACTGTTGGAGGTGCAACCATGACGATTGATGAAGCAAAAATATTTATTCAAAATGCTATGGAACAATCAAGAAATGCATTGGCAGAGTTGATGTTAATAATGCCAAAGGTATTTGCGGCTAAAAGAAAGAGCCTTGGTGAGTATTACAGCAATTTAGAGAATTGCAAAAAGGAAATTCAGGCATGTGAAATAGCTGTAAAGGCATTGGAAGAGGTACAGCAGTACCGCGCGATCGGCACGCCGGAGGAATGCTTGCGGAACAAGGATTTCTTGCGATTCCTTGCCAATTCGATGAATCAGAAAAAGTATGAAACTTATCTGAGGATATATAACGCGGTGGAAAAGGATGGACGTGATGAAGAATAAGTAAGTCCATCATGTATAACGAAAAGAAAGGCACTATCACAAGAAGCACCGGATAGTGCCTTGAAGTTAAAACTTGTGTCTGTGTTTTATAGTGGCGCTAAGTATACCAAGTACCAAAAGAAAGAGTAAAAAAGGATTTTTAACAATACACTTCATAACAATGTAAAATCCTTCAAAAATACCAGAAAACATTGAGAAGAATAAGGGCACTTGGTTTAAAAATTCAGATATCATATTTTCACCTCCAATCTTTTTTTAGGATAACATGGATGGTGTACGAAAAATAGGACAGAAAGGAGTGAGAGGTTTGCTGGCCAGCGTTAAAGAGCTCTTTACTCCAAAAACAAATGGAATCAGTACAAGATAGGATGAAGCGGCTGGGAGCTTATGAGAAGATTGCTTCATTCATGCAAAAAGAAAAGCAGGATTACAGTTTTAAAAGAAAATATGCACAGATCAGAGCGGAAGAGTTCAGATCAGAATGTGATCGTAGAGGACTTAACTGCCATGTGTCTGTAGGTGGTCTGGACAGCATCATATTGTATATGTTCCTTCATGAAGTGTGTCATATCGATGTACCAGGTGTATCAGCATCTACACTCGAGGATGCAAGCATTCAAAGAGTACATAAGGCAATAGGAATTATAAATGTGCCACCGCTCATGCGGGATGATGGTACACGATGGACAAAGCCAAAGGTTATACGGGCGTTTGGCTTTCCGGTCATATCCAAGGAGATTGCAGGAAAAATCGAGTTGCTGCAGAATCCAACCGAGAAGAATAAGACAGTCAGACATGCGATCATAACCGGAGAGACCGGAGAATATGGTGGTTGGCAGAAGAATTCGAAGATGCAGCTTAATCAGCGGTGGTTGAAGCTGTTCGGTGGGTATGAAAATGAAACCGAAGGATGCGACTTTCAAAAGCCGGATTTTCTGGTATCGGCGAAATGCTGCTATTACCTTAAAGAAAAGAATTGTGATGACTGGGGAAAAGAGCATAACAGTGTGCCGTATTTGGGACTGATGGCATCCGAGGGTGGAAGACGTGCCAAGAGCCTGCGGATGAATGGATGCAATTACTTCGGGGCATCTACGATCAGATCAGCGCCGTTTGCAATCTTCCACCGGCAGGATATTCTTACGCTTGCCTTGGAGATGGATGATCTCTGGAAGAACGGATTAAAAGAGAAGTATCGTGCTGCTGGAATCAAGGATGGGATAATAACAGAAGATTTTCAGATGCCGGAATCTTTGATACCGGAGATTTACGGTACGATTGAGAAAAAGCCAGATGGTACATTGTATACAACAAAGGCACAGCGTACCGGATGCAGTATGTGCGGTTTCGGAATCCACATGGAGAAACGACCGCATCGTTTTGACCTGTTGTATGAGAGCAACCCGAAAGAGTGGGATTATCTGATGTTCCACATGTGTAAGGACAAGGACGGCAACGACTATGGATGGGCGAAAGTGCTTGATTATATTGGAGTTGGCTGGGACCCGACAACGATCGGTGGTAATTGCAAGGGGCAGATGAGTTTAGAAGACTTTTTGTAAGCAGTTAATTTGTTTGTTATTTTCTTATTTCATATTAAATGCAGAGATCTCAATTACGAAAAAGGAGGTTCTGCAAATGGATAAGGTATATCAGATCATTTTCGAAATCTTATGTGGGCTTATTGTTAACATTTTGTATGATTATCTAAAAAAATAGAGCATTAAGAAAGGAGCCGAACCTCCGGCCGGGGTAACGATATATCGGGTTCCTTTGAAAAAATGAAGAATAGTGAATTAAAAGAATATGTAAACAGTTTTCCAGATGATGCACCAGTGAATATTGTCTGTGCGAATCCAAGAAAAAGAAAACTGTATAAACTGGAAAAAGTAATGTGGGTGACAGACCAAGGACAGCCTTTGATTCTCATTGATATTGGAGAAGAATCTGATATGGATGTAGAAATGATAGCCACTTGCGAAGAGGATGAAAAGTCTGCGGATGATCTGGAAGGACAGATGCAGATCGAGGACTTTCCGGAGGTGATGCCATGAAAGATTGCCCTGCGAAGAAAGTAAAGCAGTATTGTGAACAGATCCGGAAAGAAATAAGCCACTGGAAGGACATAAACCAGAACGGGTGTAATGATCCGTTCTGGACGGATGGCTGTAACATGAACCTGACGCGGAATCATATCCTATACTATCAGAGAAAAATCGCAGAAATCTGTATAGAAAAGCATTTGCCATATCCAGAAGCATACTATTTTTCAGTACCTCCAGAGGTTGACAACTTCTATATGGCGAATCTGAAACAGAGAGATCGTGTTAAGCGGATATTTTACGGTGGGTATGTACCGGTAAGAAAGAAATATTACTACGATGAACAGCAGATATGTTTGTTTTAAACAGACCGGACAGCTCCGGTTTGTGTAACTATTCCTTTTCACATACCGCATTTCTGGCAGCAATATTTGCCAGCATATCACTCAGCACTACCAGATCAGCAGCAAGGATGGCAATTTCATCATCTGACATGCAGTCGGCAAGCTGGCAGGCGAGTGTTGAAAGAAAATAAAGGTTTGAACAGTTTTGCATGGGATCACCAAAGCGGTTTTATATATTTTATGCGTCTGCGGTGAAAGTGTGCGAAAAATCTTTGAATTTTAGAATCAAGTAGCAGAACCAAGCGATCATATAGCACCTCCTACTATCTAGTATATGTGGATGCGGAGAAAATCATTCTCTTGGAACGGACTTTAATGGTGCGGATGGAAGATTTGTCGAAAAATGTGAACATTGACAATTGAATATTGGCGATTGACATGGTATTTTTAATAAAGAGGTGTAAAAATGAAACTGTTTGTTATATATATTCTTAGATGTTTATTTAAAATGTCATTTTTGATATTGGTAGCGTTGGCGGGCTTATATGTCGGATATAAGATTAATCATGGAAAGGAAATATATTTTAAAAGGCAACGAAAACAAGTCGCAAAATATGGAAAATTGATTGCATATATGAATAGGCATTATAGAGCCACCAAAAAGAAAAGCAAAAGCGTACATAACAAAAGAAATGAAAAATGGTTATATGAAAAATGTTATACCTATGCGAAGAAATGTGACGAATTGGATGTGAAGATGGGGATGGCATATTTGAAGAGTGACATGATAATATTTCAAATTTTTTCTATTTTAATATCTATCTGTATAGGGTTTTCTAGCAAAATAGTTATTCCGTATGCGGAAGTAGTAGCAATGTCAATATTGGAAATTAAAACAACCATTGGGTTATCTGAGAGGGAAATGGAAAGGTTTAATGAACTAAATTCAAATTTACAGATTTTATTTTGCATAGTACTTGCACTTTTTTTGATTCTTGTTTTGTTTGGATTAGGGAAGATATTAAAAAAGCAACAGTATTTATTATGTATTTTGGAAGCAGTTGATAATTGCAAAGAGCGTGAAAAATAGAATAAACAATGAGAAACCAAGTGCCAATCGAAACACTTGGTTTTTTGTTGCACAAAAATTGAAAGGAGGAATGTCTGTGGACGAAAAGGAAGTATTCGAAATCTGCAATCAGGTAGATAGCTTCATTGCTGCGGAATTGACGGAATCCATCGTGATCGGGACAAGCTACGACATGCTGGAAGCGCACCACGGCATTCTCCCAATCAGCCGAAATTGTTTTTACCGGAAGCGCCGGATTGTGCAGGGGATTATTAAGCAGAGGATTGGGAGAATTGTGGAAGAGAAGAACGGACAGATGAGGATGGTGTGGCAATAAAAAACAGATCAGAAACGTTGAGGACGAAAACTGATCTGTTATTAATATATTTACATTATAACACAAATTTTAATTATTTCAAATATTTATTTGTTATTATGAAAATAGTTGTATTCATTTAAGCAGAAGTGTATAATTTAAAGAAAAAATGTTGAGGGACAAAAGATGAGAACGATAGGACTTACTGCATATGGAATTTGTGTAAAAACCAAAGAAGATAATAGAAAAATAGAAATGCATAGCATTGATAATACAGAATTTATAGAAATTGTAAAAAATGCCATAGATGATGAGAAAAGTAAATATAAAACTGATGAAAATAATGAAAGTGTATTTTGTTACGATGATAGCGAAAAAGAAATAATATATGATGAAGATGGGAGAGAAGTTTTTACAATTTTATATGTAAGAGTAAAAACTGGCGAGTACGGGATCGAAACAGAAATTGTGGATACTACAACGGGGCGAGTATCACATAATAGGACACCGCAAGAGGCTGATGTTATGCCTTTTGGATTTGCGATATGCATACCGGCAGGGGAGGTAGATAATGGAATATTGATTCTTCAATCATCTGGCCGAAATGGAATAAAATTAGTGTTGAATAAACAAATAAATAAAATAATTAAGCAAATAAATGGAGATTATCGATTTGAAATGAACATAGTTGTGCCAAGAGTTGTATTAAATAGATTTTTTGAACAGGGTACACTGAAGGCTATTCATTTTGTTCGATATGAAATTCCCGATGAAGATTCAGAAAGACTGGGAATTAATCATTCGACCGAAACCCAAATGGATGTAACCATTAGAAAACCTTTAGGTTTTTTGCAAAATAAGGCAATAGAACTGAGTGAATGGAGAAGGGGAGAAAGGGCATTTAGTGATATTGTACAGATAGAAGGATTTGAGTATAATGAGCTTAAGATGGATTTTAAATTGGGAAAAACATCGAAGACTGTTAATCTGGCAAATGTTGACAACTTGCAGATGATCGAAGACATTACCGATAAAGTTCATCTGGAAGGAGGACATCCTACATTTGACAGCCTGAAAGAGCAGATGAAACAAACAGGAAAAGAATATTTATTAGCGAAGGGGCTTATAATTGAATAATTACGAAATTTTGGAAGATTTAGATAAGATAGTAAAATTTATGGTAAATCCACTTTTTTTGATAATAGTGGCATTGATTGTATGGTTTGTAGGTAGAGTTTTTTTTAAAATTAAATATGCAGAATGTTTTGAAATATTTGCAAGGCATTTAGACAGTATAAGAAAAAAGAATGGAAAGTTATCAAAACGTGCATTTCTGTTTTATTATATTGTTCCAATCTTTTTCGCAATTTCTATTACTGGAATTAGAAAATTAGATGATGATGTTTTGAATATATTAACGGTTATCATTTCAATACTAACATCTTTGTTTTTTACATTATTAACTCTGATTTTAGAAACAAAAGCAAAAATTTCAGAGGATAAAAGTTATAGTTCTGGTGATGCAAAATTATTGCAAAATATTTTAAAAGAAACTTATTATTCAATAATGTTTGAAATACTTGTAAGTGTCGTATTACTTATATTTTGTTTTTTGGAGCTTTTTGCAGGTGAGTATTCGTGGGCATCAAGTTGTCTTATTTATTATATGACATTTATTATTTTAATAAATATGTTTATTATTTTGAAAAAAATATTTAAGGCAATCGAAAAACAAATAAAATAGAGGGGAGAATAATTATGGAATATAAAGAAGCTATGGAACAAGGATTTGAGTTATATGAGAAAATTGCAAATGAAATGCATTCATTTGCAAGGTTACATGATTCGTACACTGATGTTTCGTTGAAAGACGATGTGTTAACAATAGAGGTTGATTCTAGACACAAGAATATTGAGGCGAAGGTGACTATTAGCAAGTCAGAGATATATAGCAGAGTGTTTGAAAAAGACATCAATCCGAAAGAGGCCATTTGCGAAATGCTTGTGGAGAAGGTTGCGCTGGCAGCACATGAATATCAATAATAAATATGGGAGATAAATGCCGGAAGTCAGATTTCATATAGAAGGATATCGATTAAAAACAAAATATACAATAGAATTTACGGTTACATGTTCGCGCTCGATAAACAAAATAAAAATTGAATATAATGGTACAGAGCTTAATGTGGCTTCTAACGTAGGTATCCCAGAAGACAGGAAAGAATCCCTAAAAACAGCATTTCAAAATGAATTTGGATACGGTCCATTTGACAAAAAAGAAATACAAAGAGTGCTGAGCCGGAAAAGTACATTTTAATCGAAATATGATTATAAGAGAGATTTGTAAGAAACCTCTCTTTTTTCATGCCCTAAATTGGTACAAATCCACTGAATGCCAATGGTAAAATTACTATAGAACAGTAATTGAACAGGGAGGGAGAAGCGTGGAAAAAGAAAACGAACTGAAAAAGGAGTATCTGCGATCATATACACCAGCGGTCAGCGCCGCGCGCCGGATAGAGGAAGAAATTGAGCAGTTAAGAGCAGATAAGATGGCACCGGCACTTGTCATGGATGATATGCCACATGCCCATGATCAGAAAGATCTCTCTGACTACGCTGCAAAGCTGGACGAGTTGGAGAGGAAACTTATTAAAGCACGGTATGAGCGCATAGATCTATATGCAGATATATTCGCAGATATTGAGCGTTTAGAGGATGAGACAGAAAAGGCAGTATTGACATACAGATACCTTCGGAGACAAAGTTGGGAAGAAATCTGTGTAAAGCTTGGATATCAGTGGGCGCAGGTTCACCGAATTCATGCCAGGGCATTGAAACATTTCAATCCGACAGGTGGATATTATGAGATTTTGATCAAAAAAATGAAAGATGATACACAATGATACACTTGTATGTGATATGATTGTAGCGTGAAAGAGCGTAAGAGGAAATGATTCCTCTTGCGCTTTTTTCGTCTTTTGACTACTGGGGCACCATGAAATACAGGGGTGTCCCACTTCTCCCTAAAAAGAAACAGGCAGGTGATATTATTGGCAAGGAGTCCGAACCAAAAGGCAGAAAAAGCCCGAGAACTGTATAAGGGTGGAATGAAGCTGGTTGAGATTGCAAGTCAACTAGAGGTTCCTGCCGGGACAGTTCGGAGATGGAAAAGTACATACCATTGGGATAGCGAGCAACAAAGCGAGCTTCAACAGAACGATGATGAACGGGACTTTTTTAATGCAAAAGAAAGAAAATACAATTCTAGGTCAACTGGAATTATAAACAATATAGTTAATTGTCTAGGCAATGTGATTTCTTCTGACAATATTGACTTGATAACCAAGGAAAAGGCATGCGAGACGCTTGTGAAAATTGCTTGCGAAAAAAATGCAAGAAAGAAGATTTGCGATATTGTTCGTAAATCGGAACTAAAAAAGAGAGATGCAATCAGCGAAAGCCAATGGAATAGATGCATGGATTTTTTTAGAGATAAAAGTGGAAAATCATGCTGTGCGTATTGCGGAATTCAAACAAAACAGTTAGAAAAGGATCATGTAATATCTTTTTCAAAGGGCGGATGTGCATCTGCTGATAATATTCTTCCTGCGTGTAAAAGGTGTAATACAGCAAAGAATGACAAGAATATATATGATTGGTATACAAGAAGCAATGTCTTTTCAAAATATAGGATGAAAAAAATAGTTGAGTATCTAAAAGAAGTAGGCGGTGATGTCTATGAATAAAAATGAATCCGCTGAAAAAGACTATATGTCTGGGATGAAATATAAAGACATTGCAGATAAATATGGAGTGTCAATAAATACTGTCAAGAGCTGGAAAAAAAGGTACAACTGGGAGAGAGAAAAAGGGTGCACACAAAATAAAAAAGGGTGCACACAAAAAATGGCAGAAAAAAAAGCTGTAGCTGATGAAGTCAAGCAGGTTATACAGAATACCGACTTGACTGATAAGCAACAGCTTTTTTGTATACATTACATCCGATGCTTCAATGCTACCAAGGCATATCAGAAAGCATATGGATGTGGATATACAACCGCGGTTACAAACGGTCCTGCATTACTCGGAAATACTCGGATAAAAGAAGAAATTCTACAGCTGAAACAGGATCGGCTCAATCGAGAGTTCTTAAGCGAATCCGACATCTTCCAGAAGTACATGGATATTGCATTTGCTGACATAAACGATTTTGTTGATATCAGTGCTGGTTTTGTTACAGCAAAAGATGGTATTGATGGAACTATTGTCAGTGAAGTGAGCAATACACAGAGTGGGGTAAAGATTAAGCTTGCTGATCGGATGAAAGCTTTGCAGTGGCTTACGGATCACATGGATCTTGCCACCGAGAAGCAGAAAGCCGAGATTGCATTACTGAAATCCAGAGCAGATGCCGGTAAAGATGACCGCGAGAATAAGCTGGATAAGCTTTTCGAACAGATAGAAGGAGCATTGAAAGATGCTGAGTGATCTATATACACCAAAACAGCTTGATACCTTCCGGTTCGCTGTGAACAATGACTATTTTATGCTGATCAATCACGGGGCAAAACGTACCGGAAAGACAGTGTTGGATAATGATCTATTCCTGTATGAACTCCGCAGAATTAAAAAGATAGCTTCTATGCAGGGAGTAGAGAACCCACAATATATACTGGCGGGTGCCGACTTGGGAGCACTCAACAGAAACGTACTGATCGAACTTTCAAATAAATACGGTATTGAGTTCCATTTTGACAAGTTCAACCGTTTCAAGCTGTTTGGGGTGCAGGTGTGCTGTTTCGGGCATTCCAAGATAAATGACTTGGGACGTATCCGAGGAATGACCGCCTACGGTGCTTACATCAATGAGGGCACTATGGCAAAGCAGGAAGTATTTGACGAGATCAAGTCTAGATGTTCCGGTAATGGGGCGCGGATGCTGATCGACACGAACCCGGATAACCCGGAGCACTGGTTGAAGAAAGACTTTATTGACAAAGCAGATGGGAAAACCATTAAAGAAGTTCAATATCGGCTGGATGATAACACGTTTCTCTCTGAACGCTATAAGCAGAACATGAAAGAAACAACCCCATCCGGGATGTTTTATGATCGCAATATTGAAGGAATGTGGGTAATGGGCGAAGGTGCCGTATACCGGGATTTTGATGCGAAAGTCCATTATATCAGCAGGGCAGAACTGCAAAAGGTTAACTTTACCAAGTTTATTGCCGGTGTGGACTGGGGATATGAACACTTCGGTGCAATCGTGCTGATTGGGAAAGATGATCAGGGATGTTATTATCTGATCCGGGAGATTGCCAGGCAGTTTGAGGAAATAGATTTCTGGCTGGAGCAGGCACAGGCAATTAAAGCCGAGTATGGCAACATCCCATTTTATTGTGATTCTGCCCGCCCAGAATATGTAAAGAAGTTCAAGAAAAATGGTTTGCGTGCAGTCAATGCGAACAAAGCCGTATTGAGCGGAATCGAACGTGTGGCACAGCTCTATAAGCAGAAGCAGCTTCGAATCGTAGAGGATGTTGACCGGTTCCGCGATGAAATCTATATGTATGTGTGGAATGAAAAGACCGGGGAGCCGGTAAAACAGTTTGATGATGTGCAGGATGCTATTCGGTATGCAATTTACACGGATGAGAACCGCGGTGGTATTGGTATTTTGAAATGAGAGACATGATTGAATCGATATAATGATTTCAAAGAAAGGAAAAAAGAATGGATTTCTGCGGAACAACTTCTTGTAGCAGTTCTCCTTTTGCCATATAATAACGATGAAAGGAGAGTGGATATTTTATGTATAGTGACGTATTGGCTATTATTTCTTTGATAATTACGATAATTCTTGGCGGCGGTGCAATGTATCAATCTTGGAGATATAATAAAGATACAGGGAAAATTGCGGCAGATACCAAATATATGTTAGTCCGTCAAATTACATTGATTAATGATATGTGTAAAGAATTGAAAAAAGAATGTACCCCTATGTCTATTGATTTAAGCAAAGATACATTTAAGCTTCATAAGCTATCAACATTTCAGAATAAAGATATTGACAAGATTATGGCAATAATAAACCATTTATCTATAAAACAGGTGTTTATTGATGGAATAAGAAAATTTTTGGAGAGTAATGAAATTGATTACGAATGTAATTTTAGGGGTGAAGCATTGGCAGATGAAAAGATAGAACTTTCGCACCTATATGGGATGTTACTAGAATATGATCTGCTTGTGGAAATACGGCGAGGGTAATGGAGAAATTAAATATACCGATAGGTACTATGGCAGGCTGTAACGAGCCTGTCATTTTTTGTGGGAGAAATTAAATGGATATCGAAATAATGAAACAACTGATAAAAAAATACGAACCCGGTCATGCGGCTTTTGAGACCCGGGCAGCAGTGGCGGAACGGTATTACCGTAACGAGACAGATATCTTGTTTCGGGACAAACCCAAGGAAGATAAAGAGGAATCAGACAATCCGCTGCGCAATGCCGACAACCGGATTCCACGGAACTTCCACGGGCTGATCGTGAACCAGAAAGCGTCTTATGCATTCACAGCCCCACCACTGTTCGATGTGGGGAATGTGACAGCAAACAAGCGCATTACGGAAGCGCTTGGGGACGAATATGCCAAGAACTGCATGGGATTGTGTGTGAATGCCGCAAATACTTCAATCGGCTGGGTACATTACTGGACAGGCGATAACGGTTTTGAATGGGCGGTAGTTCCAAGTGCACAGATTATCCCGGCATTTGACCGGAGCTTGAAAAGACGCCTGATTGGTGTCATGCGCGTGTATCCGGATATTGATGAGGATACCGGAGATAATTACACGGTGTACGAATACTGGACGGACACAGAATGCCAGGCATTCCGGAGAAGAACCGGTGATGAACTGGAAATGCTTGCGTATTATAACATGTTTATTGATCCTATCAGCGGAGAGATGGCTGCCAGCTTCAGACATGATTTTGGAGAGGTGCCGTTTATTCCGTTTTATAACAACAATGTGCATACAGATGATCTGCGAAATATAAAACCGCTGATAGACGTATATGACAAGGTCTACAGCGGTTTTATTAATGATCTGGATGATATACAGGAATTGATCTTTGTGTTATCCGGATACGGAGGGGAAGATCTGAACAGCTTCCTGTCAGATCTGAAAAAATATAAGACCATCAAGGTAGACGGGGATGAGGGCGGCGCGGTTTCTACTCTCAATATTGAAATTCCGATTGAAGCCAGAAACAGTGTGCTGGAAGCTACCCGAAAGGCAATCTTTGAGCAGGGACAGGGATTTGACCCGCAGCCGGAGAACTTCGGGAATCAGTCGGGTGAAGCACTGAAATTTATGTACAGCTTATTGGAGATGAAAACAGGATTGATGGAAACGGAATTCCGGCTTGGGTTTGCGCGGCTCATCCGGGCAATCTGCAAGGCACTTGGCATTTCCTGTGGCACGATTATCCAGACATGGACCCGTACCTGCATCAAGAACGATACGGAACAGGCGCAGATCTGCAGGGATTCAGTTGGGATTGTCAGCAAAAAGACGATTCTGAAAAATCATCCGCTTGTTGAGGACGCAGACGAAGAATTGAAGCAGATCGAAAAGGAAGAAAAAGAAGCACAAGAAAAGGCTGATCTGTATGCAGGAGCATTTATTAAAAGAGGAGGAAGTGGGGATGGCAAAGATAGTGATGCCGAGGAAAATCAGAAAAACTCACAAAATCAAGATAATTCGAGTAGAGCTTGAAATAGAGCTTATAAAGCCGATTATTGGTAGAATTTTAATCCTGTTCTTTTGGCTTTTAGGCATCAGAGTAATTAAAGCAGAGATTTATGGACAGAAAATCTACCTGATATGTATTCCTAAGTTCTACTATGCAAAATAAAGGGGCTGCTGATGAAAAATAGTACCTACTGGAAGAAACGCTTTAAGCAAATAGAAGAATCCCAACATCGGAAAGGGCTACAGTGCTATAAGGATATTGAAAAACAGTATATGATCGCGCAGAGCCAGTTGGAGGCAAAGATAAATGCATGGTATCAGCGGTTTGCAAAAAACAATGAAATTTCTCTTGCAGAAGCACATAGGCTGTTGAATTCCAATGAACTTGAGGAATTAAAGTGGGACGTGCAGCAGTACATCAAGTATGGAAAAGAAAATGCCATCAATGGCCAGTGGGTGCAGGAATTGGAAAACGCTTCCGCAAAAGCACACATAAACAGACTGGAATCGCTGAAGCTACAGATGCAGCAGTCTGTGGAAGTGATGTTCGGCAATCAGTTGGATAGTGTGGATGCCACTCTGCGCAATGTTTATCAGGCGGGATTTTTCCATACTGCCTATGAGATTCAGAAGGGGATTGGAACCGGATGGAGTTTTACATCTCCGAATGACCGGTTGATTGATACAGTGGTCCATAAGCCTTGGGCGGCAGACGGGCAAACGTTTTCAGACCGGATCTGGACAAACAAACAGAAGCTGGTCAATGAATTGAACACCACCATGGTACAGAACATAATTACCGGGGCTGATCCGCAGAAGACGATTGATGCCCTGGCACGGAAGATGAATGTATCAAAACAGAACGCGGGCCGCTTGGTAATGACAGAACAGGCGGCCTTTTCCAATGCAGCGCAAAAGGATTGTTTTGCAGAACTTGGGGTGGAGCAGTTTGAGGTGTTAGAGACATTGGATGGTTTCACATGCAGCCTTTGTGGTTCTATGGACGGGCAACATTTTCCAATGAGCCAGTATGAAATTGGTGTGACAGCTCCGCCGTTCCATCCGAACTGCCGTGGGTGTACCTGCCCATACTTCGAAGATGATTTTGGAGTGCCGGGAGAACGTGCAGCGCGTGGTGAAGATGGAAAAACATATTATGTACTGGGCAATATGACATATGAAGAGTGGAAATCCTCTTTTGCAGATGGTAACAATGCAGCGAAAGACCGGTTGGGGATTATCACAAACAATAATAAAAGCAACCCGAACTATTATGATTTCAAGGGTAAAAATGTGGATACGGTCGAGTCGGAAATCTGCAAGTTCGACCATGAGGTTGGAGTTATATTTGACAATGGGAAAGCGGTAAATTGCCAGTTGGGAAATGAGGATACTATAGAATTTACGAAGTATCAGCTTAAAATGATGAAAGGAAAAGATGTTACTCATAATCATCCATTGAGTACGCCGCCGTCCCCAGAAGATCTGTATCTGCTGGTAAATTATAAAGTCAAAAGTTTCAGAACCTGTGGGGAAAACGGTACATATGTGTTAGAATATAATGAACAGGTAGAAAAACTTCCAGATTTCAAGACATTTAGTGATACATATGACGAAATTATATATGAATTACAAGATAAATATTATGATGAAGTGAAACATGGAATGAAACAAGAGGATGCGATCATATTACTTGGAGAGGCTGCTTGGGAAAGATTGTATGAACTATATAATGTCAAACCTAGATTTGAAAGGCGGTAATTGTCATGAGCAAATATAAACCATATGAAATAGATAGATATAAGCTGAATCTGTTTTGCGTATGTTTGAACTGCAGTAAATACAGAGGCTCAAGAAACGATTTTTCAAAATATTGTGATGCTTATCCCAAAAATCTTCCATCTGAAATTTGGAATGGAAAAAATGTAAAATGTCCGCATTTTGAAGAAAAGCAGGGGTGATAGTATGGTGAAACTTATAAAAACATTAGATGTTCAAAACGCATCATTGAATGTGATCACAGCTGGCAGACGGTTGCCACTTGCACAATTTACCGGGAAAATCGAAATTGCAGAACACCAGAGTATGACACCTGTTCTTGGTAGAAGGTGTAAAGGAGAAAAGAAAATCTATGCATCATTCATTTTATGTCAGAATATTGAATATCAGACAGATGATGAGTTTAATGCAGGAAAAGTATATGAAGCAGTTGGAGATGTGCAGGGGGAGCAGTCTTGTGAAAGACTGATTTTCTCAGGACTTCGTTTTGAAGATATAGATCCGTTGAAAGGAACTGTGACACTTGAAGTGACAGATCTGGAACTGATCCGGAAAATGATAGAAATGTAAAATTGAAAGTTACCACCAGTCAGAAATGATATGGTGGTATTTTCATACCCAAAATCAATAATAACAGGGCAACCGGAAATCTATGAACCGAACAGCGCAGAGGTGACGCTAAGTAAGTTTCTCCGGCAGTCCTGTTTTTATATTGTCCGAAAGCCTTATGACATGAAAACTGCCGGCAGAAACCCGTATCAGGGAAATATTGATAAGCGTGGCTGCAAATAAAGCCAGAAAGGAAGTAACCCATGAAGTTAGAAGAATTGTTAGGAGAAGAACTGTATAAACAGGTCAAAGAGAAAATTGATGCGGCAAATGCGAATGAATCGGACAAGTTAAAGCATATCAGGTATGCAGATCTGTCAGAGGGCGAGTATGTCAGCAAAGGCAAGTATGATACCGCCGTGGCAGAAAAAGAGAATCTTGCCGGTCAGATCAAAACGCTTAATACTACGATCGGAGATCTGAAAAAGAACAATGCAGACAATGAGACATTACAGAACACCATTGCGGATCTGCAGACGAAGTTAAAAGATCAGCAGACAGCCAATGAGAAGATCTCAAAGACCTATGCGCTGAAAGATTCCCTCACAAAGCAGGGCGTACTTGATCCGGACTATCTGATCTACAAAGCTGGTGGACTTGACAAGTTCACATTTGACAAGGAAGGTAAACCGGTTGGTGTAGAGGATGCAGTAAAACCGTATAAGGAAGATAAGGCAATGGCGCATCTGTTCAAACAGGAACAGCAGAAACCACCATATCATCCACAGGGCGGTACCGGAGGAGCCGGAACTACAAATCCGTTCGCAAAAGAGACGTTCAATCTGACCAAACAGGGTGAACTTTTAAAATCAAACCCGGAGCAGGCGAAAGCAATGGCTGCAGCCGCAGGGGTAACAATTTAAGGAGGTAAATTTCTATGGCAATTACAAAAATTGCAGACGTGATCGTACCGGAGCTTTTTAACCGGTATGTAATCAACAGAACAATGGAGCTGTCCGCGTTTTTTAAGAGTGGAATCGTGGTAAACAGCCCGGAATTTGACACACTGGCAAGTGAAGCGGCCAGAACACACAATATGCCATTCTTTGAAGATCTGAATGGAGAATCGGAGCCAACACTTGAGGATGTGAAGATGACACCGGCAAAGATCGGTTCTAACAAAGATGTATCCACCACAATTCTTAGACAGAAGATGTGGGCTGCTACAAATCTTTCCGCGGCATTGGCTGGAGTTGATCCAATGAAAGCAATCGGTGATCTGGTAGCTGGTTACTGGGCGAGAGATATGCAGAAAGAGTTGATCGCGATCCTGTCCGGTGTGTTTGGAACCACTACCGCAGGAGATAGTGGAACACCGGCGGCAGAGACCAGAATGGCGGATCATATCCTTGATCTGACTATTGGAAAGACGGATGCCGCAAAGCAGATCAGTGCATCTGCATTTATCGATGCGTGCCAGCTTCTTGGTGATGCACAGGCGCAGTTATCCGGCGTAGCAATGCACTCTGCGACCAAGTCTTATCTGAAAAAACTGAACCTGATTGAGACCGAGCGTGATTCTACAGATGTTGAGTTTGACACCTACCAGGGCAGACGTGTGACCGTGGATGATGGTTGCCCGGTGGATGCTAAAAATGGTGTGTATACCACATATCTGTTTGGAAATGGAGCAATCGCATATGGAAATGGTTCTCCGGTCGGTCATGTAGCAACAGAGGTTGATCGCGACAAACAGACCGGTGGTGGTATTGATTATCTGATTAACCGTAGGGCGTTTATCCTGCATCCGAGAGGAATCGCATACACCGGAGCAAAGCGTGAACATGTGGAGACACCAACAAGAGCAGAGCTTGCAATGGCAGAGAACTGGAATCCGGTATACGAGCCAAAGCAGCTTAGAATCGTAGCGATCAAGCACAAGATCGGGTAAGCCTATGGATCTGGCAAAGTTAAAGGCACTTCTTGGAATTGAGGATGATTCCAAGGATGTGATTCTTGAATTTGTCATTGCGGACGTAGAGGAGACCATAAAGAACTATTGTCATGTGGAGGAAATGCCGAAAGGACTGGTGAACACCGGATACCGCATGGCGATGGATCTGTACCGGAATGAGAATATTGGAAGCGAGACGGCAGCAGTTGGAGCGGTTTCTTCCATTTCTGAGGGAGATACCTCTACATCTTTCCAGCAGTATGTAGATGCTAATTTCAAAGACACAGTGCTGAAAAATTATAAGTCCTCACTAAACAGATACAGGAAGGTGGAGTGGAAATGATCGCGGATGCAATCAAGCAGGCACAGGCACTTGCAAGGAAAGTCCAGGAAGCCACATATGATGGCAGATGTACGGTTATGGAGCATCAGAAATTGAAAGATCCAAAAACCAGAATTACAACAGAAAAAGATGTGGTGGTATTGGAAGATGAACCATGCCGCTTATCATATTCCAGTGTCAGTGCAGTGGATCAGACGGAATCAGCAGCAAAGACGGCACAGGTCACAAAGCTGTTTTTATCTCCGGACGTGCAGATCAAGCCGGGAGCAAAGATTACAGTAACACAGGCTGGTGTGACACAAAACTATAAATGCGGCAGTGTGGCAGCAGTATATCCGACGCATCAGGAGATGGTGTTGCAATTATCAGAGAGGTATGCATGATGGGAATGGGAAGCGTGGATATGCGGGAACTGGTAAAGTTCCAGGAGAATTTAAACAATTTGGCGAGTGAAGCAAAACGACAGCAGTTTTGTGAAGCTTGTGCGAAAGAGCTTGCCGCCAGATTGCTTGTTAAAGTAATCAAAAGGACACCGGTTGGGGATTACTCAGGTGCTCCATATACTTGTGAATCAGGGAAATCACATAAAGGAAACAAAATTTCCGGTAAGGTTGGCGGCACATTAAGACGTGGGTGGACGGGCAATAAAAGAGAATCGGCAAAAAATTGTGTCGACAAGTTGTCAGTGAAACATTCTGGTGGCACATATGTCATTGAGATCGTAAATCCGGTAGAATATGCCAGCTATGTTGAGTATGGGCACAGAACATCAAATCACAAAAAATGGGTACCTGGACATTTTATGATGACGATATCAGAAAACGAAATAAAACGTATTGCGCCACAGCTGCTAGAAAAGAGATTCGCAGATTTTTTTAAAGGAGCGTTCAATGCTTAATAATGTAATTGCTGGAATTGCAATTGCCCTAAATGAAGAATTTGGGGACGAATACGAAATTTATACAGAAGAAATAAAGCAGGACTTGAAAGAACCTTGCTTTTTTATTTCCCTTTTAAATCCATCCAAGACAGATTTTCCATCAAAACGGTATTGGATGGAAAATCCGTTTTGCATCCAATATTTCCCCACATCGGAGACAGACCCGAATGCAGAAATGTGTGAAGTGGCAGAACGGATGTTGTGGGCGCTGGAAAATATCATTCCTTTGGGAGAAGATAAGCCGGTGCGTGGGACAGATATGCATCATGAGATTACAGACGGTGTGTTGCATTTCTTTGTAAATTATAACTACTTTGTCCGCATGGTTGAGGTTCCGGCTCCCCTTATGGAAACTATGACAACAATATTACATTTGAAAGGATAGGTGCGATATGAATGAACCGAATTCAGAGGTAAAACAGCAGGTATCTGCGGATGTATTTACAAAGCAGCAGCTGGCAGAATCCAAACGCTATAAGAAACAGCGGGATCTGCTGGAAGCGTTGCTGGAAGATGGAAAAACATATACGATTGCGCAGGTGGATAAGATCACCGGTGATTATCTGAGAAAGGAAGTGAAGTAAATGGCATTTGGCGGAGGAACATGGATAACCCAGAACAAAGTGCTTCCGGGCGCGTATATCAATGTCGTAAGTGCGGGGATTGCATCTGCGGCATTGTCTGACCGTGGTATTGCCACAATGCCGCTGGAACTTGACTGGGGACCGGATGATACGGTTTTTAAGGTTACTACAGCGGATATGCAGAAGTATTCGAAAAAGATATTCGGATATAGTTATACCGACGATAAGATGAAAGGACTGCGAGATCTGTTTGCTGGCGGAACCTTGGTGCTGTATGCATACCGGTTAAACGGCGGCGGGACAAAAGCGTCCAATGATTATGCTACAGCTAAGCACACGGGGACACGCGGCAATGCGATCAGGATCTCCATAGCAAAGGACGTGGATGATCCAGAGTCGTGGAATGTAACTACATATCTTGATACGTCCAGAATTGAAGTACAGAATGTAAAAAAAGCGGCTGATCTGAAAGATAATGACTTTGTGACATTTAAAACAGATACGTTGGAACTTGCAGCAGTTGCATCGGCAGCACTGTCTGGTGGAACGAATGGTGTCGTCAATGGCGATGCGCATGCGGAGTATCTGGCAAAGGCAGAAGCCTACGGATTTAATACGATGGGCGTTGTGGTTACAGATGAGGTGACCAAGAGGCTGTATGTGGCATATGTAAAGCGTATGCGTGATGAAGTTGGTAAGAAGTTTCAGCTTGTGCTTTACAAGTCGGATGCTGACTATATGGGAGTTATTTCCACACCGAATAAAACGACGGACGAGGGCTGGCCGGAAGCATCCGCTGTATATTGGCTTACCGGGGTGGAATGCTCCACTGCGGTGAATAAGTCCTGCGAGGGCAGAGTGTACGATGGTGAATTTTCCATTGAGCCAATTGACAATGATCTGGAAGATTATATCAAAAAGGGGCAGCTTGTGTTTGATAGAAATGATGATGAAATTGAGATTCTAAGTGATATCAATACACACATAACCATCACGGAAGATTGCAACGAATTTTTTTGCGACAATCAGACAATCAGGGTTGTAGACCAGCTTGCAAATGATGATGCACTGCTCTTTAAGACACGGTTCCGTGGGAAGTTCCCAAATGATGATCCAGGGCGGAACAGCTTGAAAAGTGGGCTGTGCGAGATCCGTGAAAAATTACAGAATTTGCGGGCTATTGAGAATTTCAAGCGGGATAATGTCACCGTGGAACAGGGAGAATCAAAGAAATCGGTAGTCGTTAATAATACGGTTGAAGTTGTAAATGCCATGAGTATTATGTACATGACTACAGTAGTGAAATAAGGGGGTGAAGTATAAATGAATAATGTGATGCTTGCAAAGGATTCTATCTCTGCAGCTCTTGCAGAGTGCTACGTGACAATTGGTGAACGTAGATACAATCTGATGACCGCAATCAAGCTTGAAGCGAATTTCAAGAAGAACAAGGCAAAGGTTCCAACTCTTGGCAAGACAGGAAAGGGAAATAAGTCGGTATCATGGGAAGGAACCGGATCTTGTACAATACATTATAATACGAGCATTTTCCGTAAAATGATGCTTGATTTTAAAAACACTGGTGAGGATGTCTATTTCGAAATTCAGATCACGAATGATGATCCATCCAGTGCTGCAGGATCTCAGACAATCACTCTTTTACAGTGCAACATTGACAGTGGAGTGCTTGCGAAATTTGATGCATCTTCTGACTCATATCTGGACGAGGATGTTAGCTTCACATTTGATGATTTTGATATGCCGAAAGAGTTTCAAGAAATTATTGGACTTGCAGCGTAATATTGCCCCTTATGTGTCTGGCATGAGGGGATTTTTTATAGGAAGAAAGGAGACAATGTATGTCAAATTTAAGCAGATTTTTAGCAAAAAACAAAATTAAAAGAGAGAACGGGAAGTATGCACCATCGAAAGCTTTTGTGGACGAAAATGGCAATCCTTTGGAGTTTGAGTTTCGTCCGATTACATCAAAGCGAAATGAAACAATGCGTGAGGGCCATACAAAAGATGTTCCGGTAGTTGGAAAGCCGAATATGTTCCGTCCAAAATTGGATACAACGGCATATATCAATGATCTGATCGCAGAGAGCATTGTTGAACCGGATCTTTACAATAAGGAACTACAGGATTCTTATGGAGTGAAGACACCGGGAGAACTTCTGTATGCCATGATCGACAACCCGGGAGAATACCAGGACCTTTCTGCATGGGTTCAGAAGTTCCAGGGATTTGATACTTTAGAGGATAAGACAGAGCAGGCAAAAAACTAATTGAGGAAGGGGATGCGGAAGCAAACTATGCATATTATGCATTGCACAAGCTCCACATTCTCCCTTCCCAATGGGTTGCTTTAGAAGAGGAGGAAAAGGCTTTTATTATTGCCTGTATAGATATAAGAATTGAAGCGGAAAAGGAAGAGGCAAAGAAAATAGCGAAGGAAGCAGAAGGGCGGTGATGATATGGCTACAATTACAACGGGAATACAGTTGGCAGACAATTTTAGCGCCCCTCTTATGCATATCATCAGTTCTGTGAATATGGCAATTTCTTCGATTTATGATATGGATCAGGCAATGAATGCTGGTGTGAATACGGCATCTTTGGAAGCTGCCCGGAATGAAATTGCACAGGCAACTGTAGCTGCGGAAGAATTCAATCAAACAATGCAACAGGCGAGTAGTCCGATCAATGATAATATTCGAAGGCAGGAACAATTTAATCAGTCATTACAAAACGGTGCAAGTGAATCATCGAATTTAGTTTCGGCAATTAAACGAATGGCAGGGGCGTACCTGAGTATTCAGACGGCTGGAAAAATTTTGGAGATGTCGGATGAGATCACACAGACCACTTCCAGATTAAATATGATGAATGACGGATTGCAGAGTACGGCCGATTTGTACAACATGGTTTATGTGGCTGCAAACGATGCCAGAGGATCATTAGGAGATATGGCAAGTGTAGTTGCCCGATTTGGTAATAATGCGAAAGATGCATTTAGTTCCAGTGCAGAAGTTGTCCAGTTCGCAAATTTAGTCCAAAAGCAGATGACAATTGCGGGAGCGTCTACGCAGGAAGCGGCAAATGCAGAATTGCAGTTATCACAGGCGCTGGGCTCTGGTGTACTTCGAGGTGATGAGTTAAACAGTATTTTTGAGCAGGCACCGAATCTGATTCAGAATATTGCAGATTATCTTAATGTTCCAATCGGTAAGATTCGAAGCATGGCACAAGATGGGGAACTGTCGGCTGATGTTGTGAAGCAGGCGGTATTTGCTGCGACTGATGAGATAAATGCTAATTTTGAAAATATGCCAATGACATGGGGACAGATGTGGACGGTATTTCAAAATGACGCCACTATGGCATTTCAGCCGGTTTTGCAGAGACTTAACGATTTGGCAAATACAGACGGGTTTCAGGAGTTTGCTACAAATGCAATAAATGATCTTGCAGTAGTAGCAGGTGTGGTACTTGATATATTTGAAGGAATTGGGTCAATAGGAACCTTTGTACAAGACAACTGGCAAATTATAGGTCCTGTTGTTTATGGTGTGGTTGCAGCATTAGCGGCTTATGCAACTTATGTTGGCATTACGAACGCAATAGATATGATATCAACAGGAATTAAGATTACAATGTGTGTTGCATCATATGCGCACGCAGCAGCAACAGGAACAGAAGCAAGTGCAACTGCGGCTGCAACCGCGGCACAGTACGGGCTAAATACTGCAATGTTGTCTTGCCCGTTAACATGGATAGTTGTTGGAATTATGGCGTTGATCATTGTGTTGGTTGCGTTATGTAATCATTTTTCAGGAGCTGGACATATTGCACAGTCGGCTTTTGGTGTTGTAACGGGAAGCGTAAATGTGGCTATTCAGTATTTTAAAAATTTGGGATTATCAGTTGCAGATGTTTTTATTGGAATATGGAATGCGGCAGGGGCATGTGCAACCAATGTTGAAACTGCTTTTCACAATTCCATAAGTCATGTTCAAACTCGTTGGTATAACATGCTGTCTACAGCACTTACTGTAGTATCTGGTATTTGTTCCGCGCTTAACAAGCTGCCTTTTGTCGAATTTGATTATAGCGGCATTACGAGTGCCGCAGATAATTATGCATCAAAAGCGGCTGCAGCTGCCGGAAATACAAAAGATTATACCAGCGTAACAGATGCATTTAATAAAGGAATAAAAACGTATGATGTCTATCAAAGTGGATGGGCCAAAGATGCATATACTGCCGGAGCAGCATGGGGCGATGGTGTAACCAGTAAAATAAAGAATACAATATCATCAAAAGCCACGAATATTCCAAGTGCAAATAATTATCCAAATGCGCTTGCATCCAGCAACGCGGCAACAGCAGCAAATACAGCAGACACTGCAAAGAATACCGCCAAAACAGCTAATACATTATCTGCATCCAGCGAGGATCTGAAGTACCTGAGAGATATTGCAGATCGTGAGTATGTGAATAAATTTACGACAGCACAGATCAAGGTTGAGATGATCAACCATAACAACGTAAACAATGATATGGATTTAGATGGAATGGCAGAGCATTTGCGTAGCAAAATTGAAGAAGAGATGAACGCAGCAGCGGAAGGAGAGCACTAAAGATGTATGAATTATATATTGATGGGGTCCTTTTCCCAGTGACCCCAGGGTCTCTTAACATCAAGATCAATAACAAAAATAAGACCATAACTCTCATAAATGAGGGAGAGGTTAATCTTATTAAGTCTCCGGGATTGTCTGATATTACAATCCCGGAGCTTTTATTGCCAATCCATAAATATCCTTTTTCACAAGAAAAAGCAAAAGTGGGGGCTGCATATTATCTTTCCAAATTAGAAAAATGGAAAAATCAGAAGAAACCAGTCACGCTAAAGTTTAATCGTTACAAAGTATCAGATAAACATCTTATCGAAGATATCATAATGGATGTGACTATTGAAGATTATGAGATCATGGAAGATGCAGATAAATACGGATCAGATGTGTGTGTAAAGCTTAACATGAAAGAATACCGTCACTGGGGAGCAAAGAAACTTGTACCGAAAGACAAAAAGACAAAGTCCGGAAAAAAGAAAACGATTGTTACGGTTAAAAAACAACGGAAGAAAACGAAAGCTATAGCCAAAAGCTACAAGATAAAATCTGGTGACACGCTTATGAAAATTGCGAAGAAACAGATGAACAATGCATCTGCATGTAAGAAACTCTATCAGTTAAACCAGAAAACGATTGAAAATGCAGCTCGTAAGCATGGACGAAAATCATCATCGAATGGTCATTATTTGTATGCTGGAACGGTATTGAAACTTCCGGGAGGTGGTAGCTGATGAAAGATATTGTTGATGTAGCGATTGGAGAGATCGGATACCGGGAGCAGGGAAACAACAGAACAAAATACGGAGAATATACAGGAGCGAATGGTGCTGCATGGTGCCATTCGTTTGTTTCATGGTGTGCGCATGAAGCCGTGGTATCTACTTCCATTGTTCCGAAAACGGCATCCGTAGCTTATGGTATGCAGTGGTATCAAAAGAAAGGACAGTTTAAGTATAAAGGGAAGTACACGCCAAAGAGAGGGGATATTGTTTATTTTAAAACTGGCCGAAGCCATGTGGGTATTGTTGAGAGCGTCAGCGGTGGTCAGTTACATACTATTGAAGGAAATACATCCGATAAGGTAGCTCGGCGGACATATTCTTTGAATAATGCTACAATTACCGGTTATGGCACGCCAAAATATGCAAATACCGGAAATAATTCATCCGGTTTTGGTGAAAAAAAGGATTCCAAGAAAGAATTGCAATATCTGCAGAAAATATTATCGCGTCATGAGGCAAAAGAGGAAACCATAAAAGCCGATGAAGCAGAAACGGGAAAAATACCGAATGGCAATGTAATGATTACTGTAAATAATGGGAAAAAGAAATTTACAGTACCAGTGGAAGATGGAGCAAAGGTTGTATGGGAAAGAGACAGCACACCCGGCAAATTTACTTTTGCAGCAAAAGTTGAAAAAGGATTTTTCATAGGTATGGGAAATGAAGTTCTTGTTACTGTGGACAGCAAGAAGTTTTTCTATGGCTTTGTATTTACAAAAGAAGTCAAGAAGGACGGGATGGCATCGTATACCGTATATGATCAGCTTAGGTATCTGAAAAACAAAGATACAATTGTGTACAAAAAGAAAACAGCAGATGAAGTAATTCGGATTATTGCAAAGCGCTTCCTGTTAAAATGCGGCACACTTGCAAAGACAGGGTGGCGCAGATCAGCGGTTGAGGACAATACGGCATTATTCGATATGATTCAAAACGCGTTGGATGATACTTTAATGGTAAAAGGAAAGACGTATGTTTTTTATGATAATATTGGAAAATTGTGCCTGACTGATGTGGCAAAGATGAAGGTAAATACCTGTCTGGTAGATGCGGAAACAGGAGAAGATTATTCCTACAAAACAACGATTGATACGGATGTGTATAACCAGATCAAGCTGATCTATAAGAAAAAGAAATCCAGTAAGAAGAAAAAAGGAAGTACAAAGACATCAACAAGTCAAAATACTGGAACCAGTTATGGAATTTATCTGGTACGTGACAATAAGAAAATCGCAAAATGGGGAACGTTGCAGTTTACGGATGAGATCAATAGTCCGGATATTGGAAAGCTGAAAGCACAGGCTTTATTGAAATTGTATAGCCATGAGAAGCGTACACTTACCATATCAGGCGTGATTGGAAACAGTAAAGTGCGTGGAGGATCGCTTGTGCCAGTCATACTTGATTTGGGAGATCTGAAAATTGCAAATTATATGCTGGTAGAGAAAGTGACACACATATTTAAAAATCGTGAATATACGATGGACCTGGTAGTGTCTGGAGGTGATTTTAGTGAGTAGCGGAAATCTGGTGCAGTTAATCAAGAAGATTGCAATGGATGCGGTACGGGCTGCAAAGATGTGTGATTATGTGACCGGTGTGGTTACCAGCGAAGATCCTCTGAAAGTGAAAATTACAAACTCTTTTGAAATTGGGGAAGAATTTTTAATGGTGCCACAAAGTATGACGGATCATGAGGTTGAAGTAACAATCAAAAAAGAGTATGGATGGAAAACGAAGAACCGATCGGGCGGAACTGGTGATGACATTGTGTTGGAAAATGTAAAGATTATGATTCACAATGCCTTAAAAGCCGGAGATGAAGTGTTGATGATGCGCAAAAGCGGTGGTCAGGAGTTTGTGGTAATAGACAAGGTGGTGAAGGAATGATTCCGACAAATTATGATGATGACGATGAAGAGGATGATATGACCGGCTTTGAAGTGGAAAATGACCCGTCTCTTACATATGCAATGCAGATAGGAACCATTGAGAATGAGCCAAGCATTTTTCTTGGCAAAGCAGACGGAGAAGAGGCAAACCGACAGGCAATATTGAAAATCTTGAACACAGAACGATATAAAAATGTAATTTATTCATGGGATTATGGAGTGGAGCTTCAGGATCTGAGGGGAAAGTCTCTATCTTATGTTATGTCAGAAGTTCCAAGTCGGATTACGGATGCAATTACTGCAGATGATCGTTTTGAATCTTGTGAAGATTTTGAGATGGAACCGGTGGGAAAGAAAGCTCTGCATGTTACGTTCTCTGTAATTACAGCAGAAGGCGATAAAGTAAATGGATTGGAAACGGAGGTGGAATATTAGTGTTTGAGAACAAAGACTTTGATTCTATCATGGAAGAAATGCTTGCATCTGTAAGCGACAAGTTGGATAAGCGAGAAGGATCGATAATTTATGATGCAATAGCACCAATTGCCATGGAGTTGGCGCAGACGTATATCGATATGGATATGATTGTGAATGAGGTATATGCAGATACAGCATCCTATTATTATTTGATCAAGCGTGCAGCTGAGAACGGAGTATATCCCAAAGAAGAGACCAATGCGGTATGCAAGATGGTTGTTAGTCCGTCCGATACAGCAATAGCGATCGGGGACCGGTTTAACCTTGGTGATCTGAACTATGAGGTAACATCTGTAATGGATGCAGCAACCGGAGAGTATCAGGTAACATGTGAGACTGCCGGTATTGTCGGAAATCAGCAGTTGGGATCATTGCTTACGATTGAAACAAAGAATGATCTGAATGATATGGAAACAGCGGAATTGACCGAAGTCTTGATCCCCGGCGAGGATGAGGAAGATGTGGAAGATTTCCGTGAACGTTATTACGAGGGATTTTCCAATATAAGCTTCTGTGGCAATAATCCGGATTATAAAGAGCGTGTATCGGCTATTGATGGAGTTGGCGCATGCAAAGTTATGCGGATGTGGGAAAAAGGATATGATCCGGTAAAGTTTATTCCTGTTGCTGCAGTTACGGAGTGGATTGGAAAGCAGTCTGCGGAAACCGTTGGGGCGGAAGTATTTGCATGGCTGAAAGCGGTACATGATGTAGCAAAGGACAAATTACTGACAGTGGGTGGCACTGTTCGGGTGTATATCATATCATCGGAATACAAAGCCCCATCCGCCACGTTGGTACAAAAAGTGCAGAATGATGTTGACCCGGATGATAAGACCGGGGAGGGATATGGACTGGCACCTATCGGACATGTGGTAAAGGTTATGGGAGTGAAAGAAATTCCTGTTTCTGTGACAGTTACTGCGGTTTATAAGAACGGATATACTTTTGAATCCTTGAAATCCGATATGCAGTCGGCAATAGATGGGTATTTTACAGAACTTTCTGGTGATTGGAATAATGAGGATAACCTGGTGGTGCGTAAGAGCCAGATTGAATCCCGGTTGCTTCTGATTGATGGGATATTGGATATTACAGATGTGAAACTGAATGGTGCATCTGAAAATGTAACATTGGATGAAGATGCAATTCCGGTAAGGGGTGATGTAAGTGGCTAAAAAAATGATTGATTATCTGCCGCCATTTATGCAACAGTTTGAAGAAATGAAGCAATTGATGCAGAGCGAGGATAAGCAGGTGGCGGCTCTTAACATGGATACTACTAAAATATTACGAAATGCATTCATAGAGACTTCAGATGCAGAAGGCATCGAGCGGTTCGAAAGAATCTTACATATCATTCCAGGTGCTGGTGAAAATTTAGAACTCCGTCGGTCGCGTGTGTCAATGCGGTGGAATGAACGGATACCGTATACGCATCCGACACTTGTAAAATGTTTAAATGCCAGCCTAGGAGAAAACAATTATGATCTGTATTCAGATGAGGAGCATTATTACATACTCGTGCATCTGAAATTGAATGTAGCGGATCGTGTCGGAGTTGTTGAAGAACTGATCCGGCGTATGTCACCAGAGGATATATGCTACAAAGTTCTTCTTATTTATAATACGCATGCAGTTTTGCATAAATTTACGCATGCACAGTTACATAACTATACACACAGACAGCTGAGAGAGGAGGTTCTGCCATGACAAAGACAAAGTATTATGATCTGCAGATGGATGATCCGCAGGATGATTATGATGTGGAAGTCGTGAATGCCAATCTGAAAAAGATTGATGAGCAGATGAAAACAAGAGAAAATGCAACGGATGCATTACAGGAGCCGGAGTTTACAGTGGCGGAAAAAAGAGAAAACATTGCATCCAAGGAAAAAATGCCGAAGATCTTGGGGAAGATTGCTAAATTCTTTACGGATTTAAAGACGGTCGCATTTTCCGGAAAATATAGTGATCTGGATGGCAAGCCAGCAATAGTGAACAATAACACTGCAACAGAAGCCGGAAGTGCCCTCGATGCACGACAGGCAAATCCGACCATCGAGGGAACCATGGCAAATCAGATATCGCAATTAAACAATGATTTAAAAGGTCTCTTGCATGAAAGATCAATAGCACTTCCACAAACTACAGTGTTAGATTACATAGTATACGTGAATT